AAATTATTTTGCGTGCAGCCCGAGATAGCGACGAATCTCAGCACCGGTAATCCTCCCATCAATCTGTTTGATTTTACCCTCTGTAATTCGCTTCTGCAGGGTGTTGTAGCTAATGCGTAGGAACTTGCACGCGTCCTTGTAGTGGTAGCAAACCATATCCTCAAAGGCTTGCTGGGCACCCATTCGAGCTGCTCGCGCAAGCATAGCTTCCAGCTGTTCCGGCTGAAGGTTAATCATTGTGCTCTCCATCAAAAACCCGCCACGGGGGCGGGTAGATTCCAATCTTTGGCCGTTCTGGCCAGGACTTCCATAATTCGATCTTGCATTAGCGGGCCTGTCGGAACTCCCGCAGGAACCGCTGGCGGAACTGCTCTGTATCCAGCTCTGTGTTTCGTACTGCAGTGTTCTCTGGATTGTTCATCCAATTCCACATTGCGGTACTGAGCAGCTGGGCTGCCGTGATCTGTTTTTGCAGGCTCTCGATTTCGCAAGCCACGCACCCAGTGCGACTGCGGTGTACCTGGGCTTCACTGTGTTTTTCGCAGCTGTATTTCATTCTTTCTCCGTGGTTGTGGCTGGTGCCTGGCGCAGCATCTTGAGTAGGGCAGTTCGGTACTCACCCAAGCTCAGATACGAGATAGCTGACGCATCGCAGGCGACGAAGGCCTCGATGTTCGCGAGGGTGGCGGTATGCTGGGCGCGCAGTTGTTCAATGGCGGCCAGGATTGGCGCGGCACCACCGGCATCGGGATCAAGGCCCAAGGCTTCATTGATGGCTCCGAGCTCAGTACATGCAGCATGGAACATACGGCGGTACTGGGCTTTTGTTGTACTGTCATCCATGGGCAGCCTCCTTTCGTATTAACTTCACACGCACCTTGCGGCGCTTGGACTTAGACTTTCGTGAGAACCAGAGCGCCAGCAAGTAGGCAAGAGTGACGGCCATCATGAACCCAATGCCTGGCAGAAAGCCGTCAAGAAACTTGCTCAGCATTACCAGGTAATTGAACTCAATGCCGAAGAGGGTGACGGTCACTGGCCTGCTCCTTGCGTCGTTGGTCGTAAAAATCCATCCCAGCCTGCCCAGAAAGAAGTGGATCGATCACCTTGCCCAATGTGTACATGGAGTTGCAGCGCTGGCACTGGACCCGTAAGTCCCTGTGTGCGCGGATCACTCCGTCGTAGTACGGTGGGCCTATTTCGGGGTGGCTCGGGAGGTGGAACCATGGGTCGGGCTTATGCCCTAAGAGGCGGCACAAGAGTTTCATGCCTGCTCCTTACGGGCTGCGTCGATAGCGGCGTCCCATTCTGAAGCGGTCGGCCAGCGTGGCTTTCCTTCCCGTGCCTCTGGCGGTAGCGTATCGCGCATCGCTCTTACAAACGGGGTGGAGTTTGCCACGGCCGCATCTCGCCATGCCCGATACCGCTCCGCATCCACCTTGTTGGCGTCCTGCTGGCTCAGATGCTGCGCAAGGGCACAAGCGAAATCAACCGCTAATCTGCCGCTGATGTAGCGGGTGAAGTCATGGCGTCCAAGTCGCTTGGAAAAGTATTCTGCGACGTAGGCCCGCCCGCCTGCGCTAGTGCTCAAGTTGTGCTCACCCAACTCTCTGGAATTCCCGGATGGTTCGATCATTTGCGCGGTGTCACGAGATTGATCGCCTGGAACCATTTTCGTGGCGTCAGGTAAATGGTCGAGTTGCTCGGGATTTCCGGATGACTGAGCCTGCTCAGATCCAAGAATTTCCAAATGAAGGCGCAGTAACTCTGCCGCAACGGCTGCAGGCAGTTCATATGCGGTTCCGTCGATCAGAACACGCTCTGTTGGCAACCCATCAGCACCGCTTACAGGTTGCTGCGCCCGCAGGGTTTCAATTTCCTTACGCAGCGCTTCAATCTCCGCATCTCTCGCTGGGATACCTGCCATCACATCATTGAGCGTTTGCTGTGTGACGTCTGGCTGGGCGGCAACGGGGGCGGAGTAAGACTTCACCAAGTCAGTGATAAGCTTTTTCGCTTTCGTCCAGGTGCTCAGTCCGTACGCATTTACGGACGTTGGCTTTTCCTGCGCCATCTCTTGAACGATCTGTACTATTGCGTCAACTTTAGCCCCTAGCTCCGCGCTCTCAAGGGCGTTGTTTTGAGTTTTTGTGCTCATCGCTTCTTCTCCATCAATTGCGGGTAATTAGGATTGGGGGCGGCTTTTGAGGTCACCGGAATGAATGCGCGTGTGCCGTATACCTGTGCTGCACGTTGCAGGTTGAACGCTTCTTGCGGGGTAGACCGCGCCTGGTTGTGTGGGCGGGTGTTCATGATTGGTTTCCCTTAAGATCTGTTATGTCTTGCTCAACCAAAGCGCACAGAAAATCGCATTCAGGCGCAATTGGCTCAGTAACGGGATGGTCATCCGGTATTTCGTTGATAAAGATCCTGACCCCATTTATCCGAGCAAGCCTTGCCCCTAGCTCTCTGCTTATCTTTGACATACGTGCAAATTCAGCCGGAAAGTGCAATCGAACAAGCGCCCAATAGGCGGGCGATGTGGCTTTCCCGCATGGAATACAGTTGGCATTAGGGAACCCCATTGCGTACACACGAGGTAGTGCTATTCCCGCTGATTCAATGAGGCTGAAACATGCCGCTTTTGTGAGGCCCTGATCAATAAGTGGGGTCTCTATCTGCAGATCTGGCCAGTTCTCACGCAGCGCCTCGGCCCGTTGAATATCTGCAGCGTCCGCTGTGTAGCCGAATATGTGGATGTCCCCAGGCTTCTGGAATGCCAGTCTAGGGCTAACTTTCAGCTCTCCGGTGCAGGGCGCTCCATTTACGCCAGCTATGTAGCGGCGCTTGGCCCATACTGCCCATGTATCTTTGTATTCTGGGCTAGATAATTGCGTGATAGGCTTGCCAAACCAGGGCTCACAGTCACGCATGAATCGTGCGTTATCTACGTCTTCGCTCCCCGTCTCGCAATACGCGACCAGGTCAGGATTAGAGATTTTTGTGGCTACTGCGCTGGCAGCACCGCAACTGAACCAAGAGATTCTTCGGCTCATGATTTAGCCGCCTCCCATCCGTTCTCACCCCAGACCACACAGCTGTACTCAAGCTCATGGCACAGGGATGCATATCCGTTATTGAAATGACCGTGACTCTTGGATTTATGCAGCAGAATCCGAGGTGTGGGGTCATGGCGAAGGGCAAAAATTTGCCCCGGCTGAATATGCTTCAAGCGGGGCAGGGGTTTGTTGGAATGCTGTTGTTTCACCGGCTCTCCAATATTCGATTGACTTGCTCTATGCGCTCGCCAATCCAGCGCACGTTGTTAACGCACCAGGAATTACCCAGCGCTTTGTACCGTGGGCCGTCAGGGCATTGGTCAGCAGGTTTCTTGCGCCAGGGGATGCGTGTGTAGTTACGGGGGAATGCCTGCAGGGCTTCGCATTCCTCTGGTGTGAGGCGGCGTACCTGCATTCCGTAATGGATAGCGCCAACTCCTATTCCGGCTCGGCCGCCGTTCGGAGTGAGCAGCGCATTGGCAGTACCATCTGTCCGGGTTTCCAGGTTGTGAGAGTCGCCGCGACCCCGGATGGCAAGAGTGGTGACAACGGCCTGGTGGCCACCTCCGTTCTGATGGCTCCTAGTGCTGGCCATCGCTCTCTGAGTTCCGGCAATCTCTATGCCGATGCCAAATCCGTTCTGGCCACTACTCTTGCAGTCAAAAGCGATCGCAGGGGCATGCGCTCCAGCGGCCAGTGGATGGCAGGGATCGCCTGGTTTTGGGTTGCTGAAATTAGCAGCGTTGGTTATTTGCGTGGTGTCGAAGGGGAGAACTGGCAAAATCGTCTCAGTCTCGGGGTCGTATCGCTGCCCTGTCCCTGTTGTAATGCACTGAGAAACAGGGGGGATCAAGCCGTTACCGCAATCGTTGCTGACGGCGATGACGGGGTCTTGGCCGCGCGTTTCGCCGATTCGTTCAACGCCTCGGCCCGAGCTGACAAGGCTTGGCGCAATATCGGTGGCAATGCCTTGCCCCGTTTTGCGGCTCGGCGCAGGATTCCCCGACAAGCTGTGCTGCTCAAAAAGAACCGCTGCGGCACTTCGCCAATCTCCAAGACATCCGACAACGAACACACGACGGCGTCGCTGTGGTACTCCAAAGTACTGAGCGTCAAGAACTCGGTAGGCGAACCCATACCCGAGTTGGCCCAGCATCCCGAGGAAGGTTCCAAAATCCCGTCCTCCGTTACTGGACAAGACGCCGGGGACGTTCTCCCATACCAGCCATTTGGGGCGATATTTTGCAGCAATGGCACCAAAGGTGAGCATGAGGTTGCCACGTGGATCATCCAGTCCTTTTCGCAGGCCTGCGACGCTGAATGACTGACAAGGGGTTCCTCCGCAAAGAAGGTCAATTGGCTCATTGGGCCACTCCTGAAATTTAGTCATGTCACCCCAATTCGGGGTATCGAGGTAGTGGTGGGCCAGCACGGCGCATGGGAAGGGCTCTATCTCACTGAAAGCGACTGCTTTCCAGCCCAAAGGGTTCCAGGCAACAGAAGCCGCTTCAATGCCCGAGCAGACGCTCAAGAAGCGCATAGACACACCGGCGCGGTTGCCGGCCTCCATTAAGGTTGGTTGAGTGTGGGGAAAGAAAAACCCCGGTTGAGTAAATCAAGCGGGGTTATGGGGTGTTGCTGTAGTCGTGATGCTTCACAGGGGAGGCATCCTATGCCTGAGCCACAGAGGTTCGGCTATGATCCTTGCGGATATAGAAACGGAGAGTTGCTTGGAGACCCTAGGTGATCGAAAAAAAATGTAGCTGCGAACGTCAAATGATCGCGGCCTTCACAGCGGGGGCGATTCTGGCCCTTATAGTTGGTTTTGTGTTGGGGTGGGTCTGGGATAAGCGGGTGGGAGCGCTTAGTAATGTAAGCATTATTAGCGTCCTGACGGCGGTCGGGACTTGTGGGGCTGCAGGGGGGGCTGTCTGGGTGGCTTATGCGGGTCAGAAGTGGCGTAGACAGGAAGAAGCTTTGCGAACGAAGCTATTTATTCAAACAGAGGTAGTGCAGAAGCTCCAGTCGATCCGTGATTTTTTCGAAGCACCTCCACTTTCGCGAGAGGATGGGTTTCTGGTATTGATGAATTTGGAGAGAGAGTTGGACTGGCTTCGTGGACTAAACATCGTTCTGATATCGATCTTGAGTTTGGAATTGGCTCAGTCCATTTTGAGATTAAAGCAGCGAATCGAAGCCTTAGAAGACAATCTGAGAATATGGGACGGAGTGCTGGGCGACACTGCTCTATGGTTCTTGGCAAAGACTGAAGCGACAAAGTGTGTGGAAATCGCTGGTAAAGCGATGAATTGATTCGATGGGCAAACCCCTAATCTCACTTTAGTTAATGCGTTCACCGCCTAGGACCTCAACCAGATCACTGATCATCTTGGCCAGCTCGGAGGTCATCAAGGTCATGTCGGCATTAAAGATTTCGTCATCGTTGACGGCCGAGACGTCCTGTTTTTCCGTCAGGATGTCCAGCGGGGCCACGCGTTTGATGTCCAGCGCATCGGTCAGCACAAAGCTGATTCGATCCGCCCAGGTCATGGCCAGGCGGGTGCATTGCTTGCCCGCTTCAACATGCTTGCGTACCTCGTCAATGTCAGCGCTTTGCTTTACGTAGCGCACGGCAGCACCGCTGTCGCCTGTGGAGCGCAGTTCAGTGTCCTGGTCCACGGTAAAGTTGGCTAGTTGCTCTTCGTCCACCAGCCAGGAGGTCATGGCGGCACCGGGCGATTGCTCGGTGTACAGAGCCTGCACGGGGAAGGGCTCCACGCTCTTGGCAAACAGGCCTAGCACTTCATCACTCTTAGCCACGGCTGCGGCATCAATCACAAACCAGTGGTTTCGTGTGTCGATCCACACCATTGTGTCGCGCTGTACAGCATGAGAGCGGGGCATCAAATCAATGATGATCTGCTCTTTGATTTCCTTCATCTGCTTGCGGCCTGGCTTGTAGCCTTGCTGCTCTTCGATTTCGCGGGCCTTCTCGCGTGCTGCCTGGTTGACCACAGCGCTGGGCAGCAGTTTCTTTTCAGCACGCATGCAGATCAGATACTGCCCGTTCACTTCATGGACCAGCTCACTGCCTTCGCGCGGCGGCACCCAGCCCAGGCTGAGAGGTTCTTGACTGCCGCATGGCGCGAATTGGTGCTTAGCCAACATATCGGCCAGTTGTTGAGCGGATAGGGCAAATGCCGTATCTAGGCGATAGATACGTAGGTTTTTAAACCACATGGGTGTATTCCTTTCAGGATGGGCTATGCTCACGCGGATAAATCATTGCGTGAGGCAAGGGATGGGTAAAGGGCTAAATCTAAGGCAGATAGCAGCTTGGTTCATTGCGGCTATCTGTGGGGGCGTTATTGGTGCGGTGGCCGCCTTGGTGGTGGTTGGCTGGCTGGGCGGCAGGCCTAGTATATTTGGAGCCGATTGGTGGGATGCATTCACGGCACTTGGAACGGTGGGCACTGTACTGATCTCGCTTACCTACCCTCTCGTTGGGTATATAGGTAGGCAAAAAAAACTTAAGAACGAGAACCTGACTTCTGCTGCTTATTTATCAAATCATATTTATAGGAATTTTTATTCTCTAGCTGAGATCGGGGAGCGACTCTTTTCTATACTCCGTCAGAGCTATGGGAAAGACTTGTGTAAGCTGTTTGAGGATGATCTACGGCGAGTTGAAGCTGAGCTGCAAGAGCGCAGACAACGAGATTACCCTGGTGAGGGAGGGAGGCTCATAGATGAAATGCTGCAACGAAATCAAGAGCTGTTAACTTTCCTTGAGAAATTAGATGATCCCAAATCTACAGTTAGAGTTAGTGGAGATGTCCTGCCTTATATAGAAGATTTACTTAGCTCACTAATTTGGCAGGGAGAGAGAATTGTCTCGTACCGTCGAGAGCTAAGCGGTCAGCTTGCACGATGCGGAATCGAACAGGACTTAATGTGGCCAAAAGTGCGGCCTGGCTATGATGAAAATGTGTTGGGTGGCCTAAGGTCTTGTTTAAAAAATTAGCCCTTTTTACTGTCGAGTAGCTGCATTTGCTCGGCGATGATCTCGGTAGTGAAACGTTCCTGACCGTCCTGGCCCGTCCATTTGCGGGTGCGTAGACGACCTTCCACGTAGACGGGGCGGCCCTTGCGCAAGTATTCACCCGCGATTTCAGCCAGACGGTTGTAGAACACCACACGGTGCCATTCGGTTTCCTCTCGGGGTTCTCCTGTCTGCTTATCCTTCCAGGTAAACGTAGTAGCAATCGAGATATTGCACACGGGGGCGCCACTGGCCTGGTACCGAATTTCGGGATCTCGCCCGAGGTTGCCGACGAGAATTACTTTGTTGACTGAAGCCATAATATTTAGAAGCCCGCTGCGGGGGCGATGTAGTTGAGCAGGCCAGCTGATACCGTGACCGCAGCAGCAGAGCCAAGGCACCAACCGGTGGGGATCTCACTATCAGCGGGTAGTGGCTCCCAGCCGAAACGATGAGCCATATTGGGGCGCAGGACACGCACCCACAGCTTGTCGATCAATAGCCCAGCAGTTACCAGGCCAGCGAGCAACATCAAATAAGCGAGCGCGGTCATAGCGCCTCCTGTTGAGAAAAGAAAAAGAGGCCCCGCACTCGTTCTTGAGGACAGGGCCGATAAGTCATGTGCTGTGGTATCGTTCTGCGAATATAAAAAGCAGAATATTGGGAGGGGTAATGAAACGAGGTTTTTTTGTTTTATTGCTCGCACTATTGATTACTGGTTGCGCAACATATCAACCAGGCTGGGCGAGCCCTTTAGACGAGAAACTGTACTCAAGTCAAAACTATTACAAATCATCCGGTCGATCTGATATCACCTGTTATATCGGCCCAAATCCACAGACACTTGTAGAAGATGTGATTTGTACCGATTGGCGAAATGTACCCGTTGGGGCGAAGTTGTCGCCATCCCGAAAAGGCAGCTCAGCCTATATCCCGTCAACGGGGGGCTCTGTCCATGTGCGAGGGTACTATCGAAAGAACGGTACCTATGTTCGACCCCATACCAGGCGTGCTCCACGGCGGCGCTAGGGTGCGGCTTGTTGTCTAGGCTCAGTAGTTGTTCCTGCTAGCCTCCCTCTAGTCGCAGCACTCCCGCCGCCCATGGCGTGGACGGGTTTGATATCGAATTGGTTAAGGGAGTAGGAATGCTGCGACTGGAGGGCCCCGTCTTTCCGGGGTGTCATCGGCCCAACTGTTCGACCCGTATTTCTCGCGCACCAGAGCTGCGTCCAGCCAGTGCGGATTGCCCTGATTACCAGGCCACCGGTTAAGGGATGCGCCGACGCAACCCATCAATTTGTCATCACATAGGCGGGCTGGGCTTGATTCCAGCTTGCGGGGTGTTCATGGGCACAGCACCTTTCGGATAGCCCCCGCGCCACTTAGCGTGTCCTTCCACGCTGCCGCCTATGTGATGGCCCCATGTAGGGCCTGATGCTGGGATTCCAACCAGCATGACCGTTTCCGTTTTTGGCCGTCTACGCCTCACCCTCTTTCTCCGTAAACCGTGCTTTGACGGACTGGAGACGGCAGGGATACCGCGCAGAGCCACAACCATGCTTGTGGGTGCTATTGAGCCGGACGAGCACTCCCACATAGGCGGGGTGAGCAACATCGGCAGGTGGGTTGTTAAAGATCAATCGCTTTCAGTAGGGAGCGATGCCTCTGTACTGGCATGTCCGTCAATCAGGCTTGATCGAATTATCGGTAAGCCGATATTAAATGTCAATCGGAATACCGATATTGAGCGGGATTTATTTTGTTGATTGTTGCTTTAGGGGGTTATTTTGGGCTGGCGGCAGATGCCATTAACCTTGTACGTAAGTCGTCGAGCTGTGCCACAGTGCCGGACGACAAGACCCCGAGGGGAGCAAGGTTGACTGCTTCAGAAAGCGCTTCAATATCTGCTGTGGTGCCGGCATCCAGCGCCGAGACTTCTGCACTATTGTTCATATCGCTATTGTTTTCTCATTCTCTTGGATCTGACAATTGCGCTCCGTCGGGCTCGATTGATCGGGCGCACCATTAGGCGGGGAGGATGTGGGAAAATATACTGTATATGTGTACAGTAGTTTAGGTCAAGCAAATCCGTTGCAGAAGAACTTAGAGAGACGCGTTTTTTTGGGGGCAGCCCTGCTGCTTTATTGGGTAGGCATAAGAAAACCCGCAAAAGCGGGTCTGGTATGAAGCTCAGTTTATCTAATGCGCTAGCCCGTCACGATGAGCTTGTTCCTACCATTTGCAGGCGGTCCGCAGTGGCTGTATAGCAGATTCAAGGCCTGCAATGTTTAAGGAAAAGGTTACTGGCGAGTCATTAAATGGAGTGGCTTGGACAAGTAAGGTGTTGCCACCGTACAGCCTCTTTATGAAAGGTATCGCTGAGTTACCGCTCCATAGACCTAAGGCTTTGTTATCGGTCGAGTTTCTAGTTCGCAGGGAGAAGGCCTTCTGCTTGTCTACACGGAACGTGACCTGTCCATAGTTTTGGATATCCGCCATGTGAAGGCCGTCAAAGTTGATATAGGCGACGGTAGTGTTTTCTAGGCAGCGCAACACCAGGGTTGGTGTTGCGATACGGTTAAAGCGTCCGGCAACTGGTTCCTGAGCTCTAGTTCTTAGGAGCACTGTGGTGGTGTCATCAATTTTGGATTGGGAAATAGATAGATCCCAATTATCCGGAGTAGAGCCACTATCCGTTAGTTCTTTTGTTGCTTGTTGATCAGCATTGGCTTGTTCACCCGCAGCAAGATTATCGAAGCACTCTAACCGTTTGATGCTATCGGTTAACGCAGAGCATGTAAGAATCTCCTTGTTAAGATCGGCTGCTAGAGACGGCGTCACTAGCAGGGCCGTTGTCAACGTAATTACCCCTCTTTTCACACTCCCTCCTCGGCAATGCAACATGGAAATTGACTTCAGTTTTTGGCTGAGCGGGCAGATTGCATCTGCTCTCTGACTAGTTGGCGAGCATTCTCTATGGCAGAAGCGGTGCCTTCTGTCATCCACTGAGGCCTAGGATGATCGCTTTCCCGCAATAGCTGGTCAACCATCGCACGGGTTGCATCGTCTTGCTGGTTAAACCTTCGTAGTAAGGTTTCCATCTCTGGGTTATCGAGCAGTTCTACCGCGGCGATTTCTCGCGGCCCTTTTCCTTCCGCTAACCACCTGGCACTCACCTTATATAGGTATGCCAATAGAAACACATACCCCGATGTTTGGTAGTGGTCGTTTTCAAGCTCGGATAGCAGCGATTGGCCAATCCCAGTTCGACTAGCCACCTCTTTTTGGCTTAGTCCAACAGCCTTGCGAGCTTCACGTAATCTAGCGCCGAATGTACTCATATCGGTATTCTGATATAAAACAAGATCGGTTTTCCGATTGTCAGTAAATCGGTATTCCGATATTATGTGCGGCATGGACTGGAAAAATATCATTCAAAGCCTTCTGTCAGATGGGTGGACTCAAGCGCAAATTGCTAAAGCGGTAGGTGTTGCACAGCCCACAATTTCTGGATTGTTGTCGGGGGCGCAACGCGACATGAGATGGGAAAGCGGTAACCGACTCATTTCGTTGTACCGCCAGAACTGCAAGCCGTCGCAGGAGAGCCCGCTTGATGTCGGCCCACTCGATTTTGAGGAGCTACACATGCCCAACACCCCCGACCCCAAACCCGATGACCGTATCCCCATCGGTCCCCCTGACTGCATTACGAAAGGGGGCGCACATGCCTAGCTTCCCGCAACGCATAGCAGCACTTGCTGACGCTTGGATGAGGCGAAGCGGCTCTTCGCTGAAAGATCGTCACCTCATAAGCGCCTTAGATGGCGCGGTTGGGTCGAAAGGTCTTGCCGTTGAAGATCGTGTTTTGCGTGCTGCGGCCTGTGACCTTTACGACGTTTTAAGCGCTTCCTTTGAGGGTCGGCAGGCCTTGAGTGATCTCGGTTTTAAGCCACTCCCGGAGAATCGAGAAGGTAAATGATGCGGATGGTTTTAGAACGGTTTCTTTGGCCTTTTTCCACAGCGTATCGCTACGGATTTCGTCGGCAAAGTTACAGCCATCCCAAGTAAGGCGTTTGATCGCGGCGTTCGTGGTGCCTTCAAGGTAGTCAGTAATGGTCGCTTCTACGAGTCCAGCTTCTTTCATCCACCTGGCGTGTTCAGCAAAAACCGCTGGATCAATGCCTTCCACGCTTTCAAGCCAACTTCGGGGAGGCAACTGTTCGGCGGCAAGTGTGATTTTACGAACCAAGTCCATATCTCGCTTCACGGTCAATTCCTTTCAGAGAAGTTTAGTTACTTGCATCTCTAAGCATAGCTGATCGGGATTGGCCACCTCAATGAAGGGTAACGGCCCCTAGCTCACCCAGGCCATGTAGTTCATTCCAAACAAGCCGGTCATAGATGCCGGTGATGTGGTCATCGGTAGGGCAGTTGAAGACCTGGTACGCCAGCTCAGTAGCTCTATCAATGATTTCAAAGCGGGGGAGTTCTTTTTTATCCATCCCTGCATTTTCAGTTTCACGACCGATTTTTTCCATTTGTAGTTCCCGTCCCTGATTAATCACTACGTACTTTTCACACTTTTACTGTAGCGATTACGAGGGGAGGGCGAAACGCTGAAATACACAGGAGTTCAGCCCAATGACAAGACGTTTTTCTTCCTTGAACTGGCGAGACGCGCTCTACAGTGCCGTCCGCCAGGCCCCAGGCGGCGTTGGCGCGGCTGCCGTATTTCTCTCTGACCGGCGTGGCCTGTCGATCCATCCCGAGTCATTACGCCGAAAGCTCACTGGTGGTGAGCAACTGGACATTGACATGGCCTTCTTGCTGACCGAATGGCTCGATGAGCTGGCCGATTGCCGGGAAAGCGCACGGGACTGGCTCATTGCTGCTGCCCAGCAAGGCGGATTGCATGTTGTTGATCTTCCGCCTGAGCCGGTAGGGGGATTCGAGAACGAGGCCGGTGCTCTGAATGAGAAGGCGCTCAAAGCAGCCGCTGAGCTTGGCGAAATGTGTAGCGCCATCACCGGCACCACAGCAGACGGTCGGGTGACCCATGAAGAGCGGGAGCGTGTGGTGGCTAAAGCCTTGGACCTGATCCGCCTGTGCTTTCGCATCATCCGCAACGTGACCCGCTGGCACCGCAAGGAGGTCTCAGTATGACCAAAGCACCTTACGGTACTTACTACACCGACCTGTACAAGCTGGGCTGGTTCAACAACCCCCAGGTATGCAAAGTCCTGAAAGTCGCTTTCGACCAAGAACCCCATGAGCGCCAGCAGCAGATCAAAGACCGGCTCTACACGGAGTTCGGCACCGACAGCCTGGCCATGGTGAACCCACAGCACTTCGTGCGCACGTTGGACGGCATGGGCCTGTTCTTCACGCTGCCGACCTCTTTGAAGGACCAGTTGCGATGAAAAAAACAGAATGGCCCCAGCGCACACAGCTGCAGCGTCGCCAGGCACTCAAGCGCAGCGCCTTCAAAGCCAAGCCAAAGGAAAAGAAGGGTCCGAGCCTTGGGCAGCGTATTGCCCAGATAGTCGGAACAGCCCTGCAGCATCGGCCCAAGCCCTTAGCTGTCTACCGCTCCGAGCAGCACCGTCGCAACGTCGCGGCACTGCCATGCGCCAACTGCGGCCGGTGGTATCGCTCCCAGGCTGCGCACATGAATGGCATTGAGTTCGGCAAAGGGCTGGGCCTGAAGGTATCTGACGCTTTGATGTTCCCACTGTGTACCGATAACGCATGGAGGCGAGGCTGCCACAGCATGCTGGACCAAGGGGGCGTTTACGACAAAGCCACCGCAGTGGGCTTGCAGATCACCTGGCTGCACCAAACCCGTGATGAATTGAAACGACTGGGCCAATGGCCCGAAGAAGCCGACCGCGACGTAGAGACGTTCGTGGGGGCGTATTTGAGGAGGCAACTGGCATGAGCACCATCATCATGTCCCAATGCTGGCCACTGCAGGGTATGACTCCTGCTCAGAAGGCTGTGCTGGTATCTCTGGCAGACAACGCCAATGATCAAGGCGTGTGCTGGCCTTCCGTTGAGAGCATCGCAATGCGTACCTGCCTCTCAGAGCGCTCTGTTCAAAACTCGATCAAGTGGTTGATAGAGCAGGGGGCGCTACATGCTCAGCAGCGCAATGGTCGTTCGACTGTGTACACCGTAACCCCCGCAGCATTTGCACCCCCGCAGCAATTGCGGGGTGCAAATAAAGACGAAACCCCCGCAAATAACGACAGAACCCCCGCAGCATTTGCACCCACCCCCGCAACAGCTGCACCCAGAACCGTCAATGAACCATCAAGGAACCGTAAGGAACCATCAAATGCGGGTGCGGGAAAGAAATCCAAGCAGACAGACGATATCGACGTCGAACTGCCCGACTGGTTGCCAGCTGATGCCTGGGCGGATTGGGTGGAGCACAGGCGGGAGATTAAGGCACCGTTGACACAGCGAGCGGCAGAGTTGTCGGTAAAGACGCTGGCAAAGCTCAAGGCCCAGGGTAACAACCCGGTGGAGGTGATCGAGCAGAGCGTACTGTCGGGCAAGTGGACGGCGCTGTACCCGGTGAAGGATCGGCATGTTGGACAAGCTGGCTCCGCCAAGCAGCACATGAATTTCGATGGGAAAAACTACAGGGAGGGCATTGGCGATGATGGCCGTTTCTAACCTTGGTGGGATGCTGTCTGCGCTGGAGAACTCCACGATGAACGCGCTTGCTGCTGGGAAAGACCCGAAAGCAATGATCGAGGACGAGATCCGACGCATTCAGACGGGTGTGGCGGCAGATCGGGCGAAGACGATATCGCATTCGATTCTCTCCCGTGCCGCCATCCCACCTCGCTTTGCCAATCGTCGCTTGAGCAACTACCAGCCCACATGCCCGGAAGCGGCCAAGGCTTTGCAGGTTGCCCAGCAGTACGCGGACACGTTCCAGCAGGCGATTCGTACCGGTCGCAGCCTGATTTTCATCGGCAACGTGGGGGCGGGCAAGACGCACCTGGCTGTGGGTATTGCTCATGATGTGATGCAACAGGGCTATTCGGCGCTGTTTACTTCGGTCATGGGGGCGGTACGCAGCATCAAGGAAACCTACGGGCGCCGTGAGCTGACCGAGTCTCAGGCCATTGCCCGCCTGGTTGAGCCTGATCTGCTGATTCTTGACGAGGTCGGTGTGCAGTTCAGCAGCGATACCGAGCGTCTGTACCTGTTCGAGATCCTGAATGGCCGGTACGAGAACATGCGACCCACCATTGTGATCAGCAATCTGGACATGGCTGGTATCGAGGACTGCCTGGGCCAACGTGTGTTTGACCGATTACGCGAAGGAGATGGTCGAGCCGTGACGTTTGCCTGGGATAGCTACCGGGGGCGTGGATGAGTCCGCAGAAGCGGGAAGCAGCAGAGAAGGCAATGCAAAAGTTGGATGGATGGACGGTGGTGGACCCGCAGCGAGATCACAAGGCATGAGCAAAGAAGATCCTCGCAAACCCGGCAGGGCGGTCACCAACTGTGATTTGGATGGCTCAGCGAGCAGTAGGAGAAGCGGAATGAATGAAGTAACGGGTTTGGCCCTCGTGCTGCCTTGGCCGGATATGCGGCTGATGCCCAATCGCAAGAACGGACGGCACTGGGGTGGTGTCCAGTCAGCCAAGGAGCAGGCCAGGCGCGATGGGCGTGTGGTGGCAACCGTTGAGCTGGGGCGACGTCGCTTTATCGGCGGCGACCGCATCCCAATGAAAGTGACTTTCATGTCACCAGATCGCAGGGGGCGAGACCTGGACAACCTGCTGGCCTGCATCAAGCCGCAGATCGATGGCATTGCCAAAGCCCTTGGAGTGGATGACAAACGGTTTCGACCGCTGATTGTTGATGATGGACTGGACCCAGCCAAGCGCGGGTATCTGAAGATTGAAGTGGGGGATGTATGAAATCGCAGATTGAGATCTTATTGGGTGAATGGGGGCGCTGGAAGCGGGGGGAGAACCGCACCGGCTTAGGCTATCCATCGCGCAGCGCCTTTCAGCAGATGCGGGTGGACGGTGATCGCGGCGTAGAGGTTGAGGTGGCTTTAGTGGATGATGATCTGCGTCGTGTGGCTGACGAGGTCGAGCAGTTGCACCCAGACTACCGTGCAATTCTTACCGCCCATTACGTCGCGCCAGGCCCAGTTAAAACCAAGGCTGACCGACTGTCGACATCGGTGCGTGTCTACTACTCCACGCTTGAGCACGCGCATCGTGTCCTTTCTCATGCAATGGGCGGGCGCTATCGAACGGGATACGAACCTAAATTGTGCGCACACATTGCAGGAGCGTGCGCACAGATATAGACTGATTCCCGTAGGCTGGATATTGCTCAGCCTGAAGGATTTAGAAGCCAAGCCCTGCCGGAAACGGTGGGGCTTTTTCGTTGGGGCATTAAATGGCAAAGCTTAAGACGCTCAAGCCCAAGCTCGCTGTCCTACAGGCAGTAGCTGCCAAGCCAGCTCCTAGTCGCCGGATGACAGGTAGAAAGCTGCAGGATCGACGGCTAAATATGTGGTTGGCTAATCCTCATTGTGCAGTATGTGGGCGGCACACCGCGTTTCCAAGTGGCTTTGAGGTAGACCATAAGGTGGCGCTATCAGAAGGCGGTGAGGACTCCGAGGAGAACTGTCAGGTGCTCTGCGTCTATCTCGATCCGTTCGGGAAGAAAGCTGGATGCCACCACGACAAGACGGTCGGTCGGTGATGGACAGGGGGGGGCATGAAAATATAGGAAGTGCCAAGCCCTGGAAACCACGCCTCCCCTCACGCGCAGAAAATTCCCCCTTTCACAAATTTGTTAACTGAGGTTGTTAATGGCATTAACCGACAAGAAGCGGCAATACGTCGCTGCACGCTTGTCGGGCCTGTCGGGCGCGAAAGCGGCTATTGCTGCGGGTTACAGCGAGAAAGGCGCGGCCCAGGCAGCTGCCCGACTGAACAAAGATCCTGACGTCATAGCTGCATTGCAGCGTGCCAAAAGAGTTAACAACGATGTTAACAATGCAGCTTCACCGTCCGGTGCGGCAGATCAGGAAATGGCCGGTATTGGATTGGCTGCGCTTGGTCTTACCTCAGACCCAAAGAGGGTGCTTGTGGCGTTGATGAATGACGCGAACGAAGAACCAAAGCTGCGTCTTGAGGCCGCTAAGGCATTGATGCCGTTTGTGCATGCGCGGGTTGCTGAACAGGGCAAGAAGGAGGCGAAGAACGAGGCCGCCAGGAAGGTTGCCAATCGCTTTGCTCCTTCGGCACCACCACTACGTATGGTTAAAGGCGGTGGGTGATGGACTGGACCACAGCATGCCCAGATTGGGCTGAAAGATTAAAGAATGGGCGCTCGATTATTCCAGCGCCCATTTTTTTGGACCAGGCCGAGGCTGCTTTAGCAATCTTCAAGCAGTTGCAGGTCGTTGATCTTCCCAAGACCGTATGGGACGAGGATCAGCAGGAATTCCGTAGCCCGAACTTCGGGGAGTGCTCCGAGCAATGGGTGTTCGACTTTGTATCCGCCATCTTCGGCGCGTATGACGCGGAGACAGGCAACCAGTTAATCCGAGAGTTCTTTTTGCTGATTAGCAAGAAGAACACGAAATCGACCATAGCCGCTGGCATCATGCTGACGGCTGTGATTCTGTGTTGGCGCTCGGAAGAGGAGCACTTGATTCTGGCGCCTACGAAAGAGGTGGCTGACAACTCATTCAAGCCAGCGGCGGGTATGGTGCGAGCAGATCCGGATTTGATGGATTTGTTCCACGTACAGGACCACATTCGGACTATCACACACCGCGCAACACGAGCCTCCCTGAAGGTGGTGGCGGCAGATACCGATACTGTCTCAGGCAAGAAGTCAGGGCGAGTCCTTGTTGATGAGTTATGGGTTTTCGGCAAGCGTGCCAATGCCGACTCCATGCTGATGGAGGCCACGGGCGGGCAGGTCTCACGCAACGAGGGTTGGGTGATTTTCCTATCCACCCAAAGCGATGAGCCTCCAGCCGGGGTGTTCAAGGACAAGCTGAAGTACTACCGCGATGTGCGTGACGGCAAGATCGAGGATCGGAAGTCGCTGGGTGTGTTGTACGAGTTCCCGGATGACATGGTGCAAGCCAAGGCCTACATAAAGGCTGAGAACTTCCACATCACGAACCCGAACCTCAACCGCTCGGTCAGCAAGGAGTGGTTGGAAGACCAGCTCCGCAAAAATGCAGTAAAGCAAGACGGATCGTTCCAGAAGTTTCTGGCCAAGCACCTGAACATCGAGATCGGGATGAACCTCCGGTCTGATCGTTGGGCGGGGGCCGATCATTGGCAAGCGCAGGGCGCTGTGGCCCTGAGCCTGGAGGCGTTGCTCGATCGGTCTGAGGTCGTGGTGGCCGGGGTGGATGGTGGCGGCCTGGACGACTTGCTGGGCCTGGGCCTCCTTGGGCGCGAGAAAGAGACAGGCCGTTGGCTGCACTGGGGGCGGGCTTGGGCCCATCCCTCGGTGTTGGAGCGCCGGCAGGAGATAGCACCCCGGCTGCAGGATTTTGCGCGGGACGGCGACTTGGTGATGGTCAAGCGCATCGGGGATGACGTTCGGGAACTGGCCGCGATTTTGAAGTCAGTTTACGGGCGGGGGCTGTTTCCTGATAAGAACGCCATCGGCTTGGACCAGATTGGTATCAGCTTCGAAGAAGAGTTCGATGAAGCTGGCATACCCGAAGAGCTTCTAGTGGGTATCTCGCAGGGCTACAAGCTAGGCGGAACGATCAAGACGCTTGAGCGCAAGCTGGCCGAAGGGACGTTTGAGCATTGTGGGAGCGCGATGATGACCTGGTGTGTGAGCAACGCCCGCGTTGAGCAGCGGGCCAACTCAATCTTGATTACCAAGCAGGCCTCCGGCACTGCCAAGATCGACCCCGTTATGGCCATGCTCAACGCCGCCCAGTTGTTGGCATTGAATCCAGAAGCGAAGACGGGGATGGATGATTATTTAGAGCACGGATTTTTCGGGCTAATAGGCTAACTATGGCATTTCGTTGGTATAACCCGCTGACTTGGCGAATGTTCGGTTACACCGATCCTGCGACCGGCGATTACGTCGAGGTCGACATGACTGTCGGTGGTCGGCGTACCAAGTCTGGTGTGACCGTCACCCCTGAGCGAGCCTTGAGCATCCCCATCGTTTGGGCCTGCCTTAAGGTGCTGAGCGAGTCAGCATCCGGCTTACCTCTTAAGCTGTACGAGGATAAACCAGAGGGCCGCAGCTTAGTCACAGGCTCTGATCGTGCTCTGCGCCTGCTATGTAAGCCTCACCCGATGATTACGTGGCTTAACTTCGTTAAGGCTGTGGTGATGTGTATGGGCCTACGCGGCAATGCCTATGCCATTATCGAGCGCAATGGCACTGGAGAGTGGATCGGTACCAGCCTGGTTAGCCCGGACAGCGTCACCATAGATGTGGATGGTGATGGGCAGATGTTTTACTGGGTCACCCAGAAGGGGGAGCGCTTCCCTGTTTCGCCGTCAAACATGCTGCACTTCAAGCTGTTCAGCCATGATGGGATCAACGGTATGTCTCCCATCGAGTACCAAGCCGAGGCCATGGGCTTGGCCAAGGCTGGGCAAGACTGGTCAGCGCGTTTTATGCGTAAAGGTGGGTTCACCGGCGCGTATGTGATCTATGAGCAGTTTCTGACCAAAGAACAACAGGGCCAGATCATGGCCAAGTTTCCGGACGTGCGCGAGGGCGATACAGATGGGGTGGGCAAGGCCGCTATCCTGCAGGGAGGGCCGAAGATTGTTCCTGCTGGTCTGAGTCAGAAAGACGCGCAGTTCATTGAATCGCAGCAGTTTCAGGAAGAGGCCCTAGCTGGCATCTGGGGTGTGCCGCTCTGGCTGGCGAATCGTGCTAGCAAAACTTCGATCATGGGCTCGAACCTAGAGCAGCAAAAGGCCGGCTTCGTCACGTTTGGTCTGAGCCCCTACCTGAAGGCGATCGCCGACGAGATCAACGACAAGCTATTCGGTGATACGAAGCGTTTTGTTGAGTTCGTGGTGGAGGGGCTGCTGCAAGGCGATAGCGCCGCGCGCGCAGCCTACTATGCGGCCGCTTTGGGCGGTTCAAGCGGCTCGGGGTGGATGTCGATCGATGATGTGCGCCAAAAAGAAAACCTGCCGCTTCTGGGTGGCGACTATGGCAAAGTTACTCGATGGGAGATGAGAGCCAATGCTAACGAAACTTGAATGCCCCTTCGAGATTAAGGCGGTTGATGAAGCCGGGAATTTTGAAGGGTATGCATCTGTGTTCAATAACATCGACCTGGGCGATGACATTATCCTCCCAGGGGCCTTTACGAAGGTCAAAACCACCCGAACGGGCCAGCTTAAGCTGGCCCTTTTTCATGATCTGACGCGCCTGATTGGGGCGGCTGATTACAAGCAGGATGACCATGGCCTGTATTTGAAAGGCCGGGTGAATCTGAAAGTCAGCTATGCGCGTGATGCGTATGAGCTGATGAAAGATGGGACGCTGGATTCTATGTCCATCGGCTTCAACACGATTACGTCTGCTTGGGAGGAGCGCGAAGGCCGCTCAATTCGGGTCATTAAAGAAGCGGAGCTGTGGGAGGCCTCAGTAGTTCCTTTCGGAATGAACCCCGAGGCGCAGGTTATCAGCGTCAAATCCGACATTCGTCATTTCGAGAGCGCCTTGCGCGAGCGTATGGGCCTCTCTCAAAAGGAGGCGGCTGCGGTCGCTTCACTCGGCTACCCAGCCTTGCACCGCGATGGTGCTAAGGTCGCCACGGAGATCGTGGACGAGCTGAAAGCAGTTTCTCAACTATTCACATCTCATTTTGGAGTGTAGCGATGACTACCGAAATTAAAGAATTGCGTGAAAGCCTGGAAGTCCAGCTCAAGAGCGGCTTCGATGGCCTTCAAAAGAAGTACGACCAGGTGATCGAGAACCAGGAAAAGGGCGAAAAGATCACTGGTGAACTGAAAGGCCAGATCGAAAACCAGAAGGGCGAGATTGAGCGCGTCATCGAGCAGGTGCAAAAGCTTGAAGAAAAGGGCGTTCGTCTGCGCTCTCCTGGCGGCGAGAAGAAGGGTTTCATCGACTACGTGAAGAGCGATGACAATTACAAGGCTTTGATCGATCGCAAGCAGCCTGCGGCTGAAATCGAGATCACCAAGGGTGAGATGGCTTCTATGATGGAAACCAAAGTCACCAGTGCTGGCATTGTTGCGCCTGTATACGATCCGGTCATTCAAGACGCCCCTCGCCAGGAGCTGAAGATTCGCGATCTGATCCCCGTTACGCCAGTGACCGCTGGCAACAGCTTTACCTACTTCAAGGAAAAGTTGCACACGCTGGGTGCGGGCATGGTGGCCGAGGGTGCGGCCAAGCCTCAGTCCAATGTAACGTTTGACTCGGTTACTGACATGATCAAGAAGATTGCTGTCTGGATGCCGGTCACTGACGAAGCCTTGGACGATGTGCCTCAGTTGTATAGCTACATCCAAGAACTGCTGCGTTACGACCTGAAGCTGGCCGAAGAAGGACAGATCCTGAAGGGTGATGGATCTGGCAATAACCTGAATGGCCTGATGACCCAGGCGACGGCCTTTGACACCGCACTGTCCAAAACGGGTGATACAGCAATCGACACCATTCGTCGCGCCATTTACCAAGTGCGCAAGCAGTCCAAGCGGGGTGCCGACGCGGTGGTCATGACTGAGCTGGACTGGATGAACATCGAATTGCAGAAGGATGGTGAAAACCGTTATCTGTTTGCCAACTTGCAGGGGCTCGTGATGCCCGTCCTCTGGGGGCGCCCAGTTGTTGCATCCGACAGTATGGATGAGGGTGATGGGTCTACGACTGGTGGCGAATTCTTGACAGGCTCGTTCGCCCAGGGCGCACGCATCTACGACCGTATGGCGTACACCTTCAAGGTCGGCATGATCAATGACGACTTTGTGAAGAACCAGCGTGTACTGCTGGTCGAAGAGCGCTTGGGTTTGGCAGTTCGTCGGCCCTACGCATTCGTCAAAGGTGCTTTCGCAGTTTAACGATCGGAAGCCCGGCTTTGCAGCTGGGCTTTCCTATGCCTAAAGGAATGGGTCATGAAAGTAAAAGCATTGTGGGGATTTGTCGGTCAGGCTGGCCAGGTGCGCCGCGGTCAGGAGGTGGATGTTGATGCGGAGTATGGCCACACGCTGATCGGCAAGGGCTTGGCCGAGGAGGTTGGCCCCAAGAAGTCAGTTGTCTCCCCCAAGGAGACGAAACCTGCTACTGCAGCCGAGACGAAGTAAATGGCTATCGAGCTGGCAACCATAAAGGAGCACCTGCGCGTTCATCCTGATGACACCAGCGAAGACGGCCTGATCCAGGGTTATGTCGAGGCCGCTAAGTCTCATGTGGAGCAACACTGTGACAGACGGCTGGTTGACGGCACTCCTAGCCTTCCGGATGAGATGGGGTTAACCGCCGATGTCAGGCAGGCCATTTTTCTACTTGTGGCCCATTGGTACGCCAATCGAGAGGCGGTGGTAACCGGCACGATTAACTCTCAGGTGCAACTGGGTGTAGAGCGTCTGCTCTGGTACCGAAAGCGGTTTTGAAGGGGGATTGCATGGAGGAATTACTTAAGGCGCTGGCGGCTCAGACAGCCGCGATGCAAGATCTGGCAAGTGAGGTGCGGTCGTTGACCCAACAGAATCAATGCTTAATTCTTGCGCTGGCTGAGCAGGAACTGGATGAGGCGCCTGCTTCTGTTGGCTTTTACTTAGATGGGTCGCCGAGATGAGCCTGCAAGCTGGGCGGCTCCGTCACAGGCTGAGTATTCAGGTGAATCGGCCAGGCCGAGACCCTGATACTGGTGCTGTGATTCCGGTTTGGGTCGAGCTGACTGCTGTTCGTGGCTCGTTTGAGCCTTTGTCTGCTCGGGACTTTATTGCAGCCGCTGCCGCGCAAACGAAGTTGTCGGCCCGAGCCGTGGTTCGGTATCGAGCCGACATCAAGGAAAAAATGCGCCTGGTCCACTCTGGGAAGGTTTTTCTGATTCAAGGGGCACTTCCTGACAAGGAGTCGGGGCGTGAATACCTGACGCTCCTGCTATCGGAGGACTTATCTGATGGTTGAGTTTGAATTGAAGGGGCTGGATGAGTTGCGTAAGAGCCTTAAAAGACTACCTGCCAAGATGCAGCAAAAGGGCCTGAAGTCTGCTCTGGGCAAAGCGGCGCGGGTGATTCGCAATGCCGCCAAGCAGAATGCCCTTCGTGTCGATGACCCAGAGACTGGCCGGCGTATTGCAGACAACATCGTTCAGCGAGTACGGGGGCGGCATACACGTCGCACTGGGGATCTAATGGTTAGTGTTGGGGTCGCGACCGAGCGCGGACGCATTCCAAAGGGTAATCCGGACGATGGCGCTAAGGGAAACACCCCTCACTGGCATCTGATCGAACTCGGCACGGAGAAGATGCAAGCGCAGCCCTTTTTGCGGCCAGCCGTAGAAGGAAATGCTGAAAGCTCTTTTGATGTGTTTGCTGAAGAGGTGGATCGGCAGGTGCAGAAGGCATTGGCTGAGAAATGACCAAGCTATCCATATATCGGGTCGTGAAGGCCTGGCCTCAAGTGTTGCAGACGCTTGGGGGGCCGGAACCACGGTTTTACCCATTTGGGGAGAATGACGACGCGCCAATCAAGTATCCCTACGCTGTGTATCGCGTGATGCCTGGTGGTGGTCCACAGAACTTCTTGGCGCATCGTCCAGATATGGATGAGCTGTTGATCCAGATCGATGTGTATGGAATTACCGACAGCCAGGCCGGAGAGGCTGTTCTTGCGCTCCGAGATGCTTTGGAGTTGCACTGCCGGATTGTCTCTTGGCGTGGTTCATCTCGTGACCCAGAGACAAAGAACTACCGACAGAGCTTTGATGTTCGTTGGGTACAGCCAAGGCTTTAGCCTTTGATCATGTTTACAGCCGCTTTCGAGCGGCTTTTTTTATTTGGGAGTGGATATGTCCATTTTGACTCAGGGAACCCAAGTGTTCCTGCTGGACCCTGGAATTGGCGGCGCAGGCCCGTTGACTGTTTTGGAGATTAAAGATGTCACTGGATTTAATCCTGGTGGGAGTCCAGCGGATGAAATTGAAGTGACGCCTATATCCGAGCGGGAGTCCAAGCGGTTCAAACGTGGGCTCCGTACGCCTGGCCAGGCCTCGATAACAATTAACGCAGATCCGCGTGAAAGCGGTCACCTGCGTTTGTATCAGATGGCGGAAAGCAACTCCGAAAATGATGATGGAAATCCCGTCAAGTGGGCCGTCGGCTGGGCTGATGGTACTTCGGTCCCGACGCTGAACACTGATGGGGACGATTTTGAACTGCCTGACGACCGGACCTGGTTCTTGTTCGAGGGTTATGTCAGCGATTTTCCGTTCGACTTCTCCGGGAACACCATCGTGACCACAGCCGCTACGGTTAAGCGCTCTGGTGGCTCTCAGTGGATTAAGAAGGGGCCATAACTATGAATTTGAAAGAACTTCAGGCTCAGGGCGGGTTTGTCGATGATAAGCCGGTCATAGAACCCGTTACTTGGACCCGTGGCGACGGCGAAAAAATCAGCTTTGATGTGCATGTCGTGCGCCAGCCTTTTGGTGTGGTGGACGAAGTGCTGAAAACCACCGATGGTCGTAGCCAGTCGGCGCGCATGATCAGTAACTGCATCCGACTGGGTAAGGAAGGCAAGGACCGCTTGACCTATGAGCAAGCGTTCGTGCTCGACCCAACGCTGGCTTTCTCGCTGATTGCAGCCATTAACCGGGTCAACGCAAAAAAATCGACGCCGCCGACGAGCTCTGGTGTGAGTTAGTGCTCAACGGCATCGGCGGCTGTACGGTGGCCCAGGCAAAGAGCAATGTTTCGTTCGATGAGTATCTTATGTGGGTGGCTTACCGGGAAAAGCATGGTTCTTTGAATTTGGGTCTGCGCGTTGAGCACGGTGCAGCCTTGGTGGCCTGGTCAATGCAAGGTGGTGATTTTGATCGCTTCTTGCCGCAAAGAGGAGGCCAGCAGGGAATTTCGCTTGAACAAGCAATGCAGGAATGGCAGTAACCGCCTTCGGGCGGTTTTATTTATGGGTGATTGATATATGTCCAGCAGATCTTTAGGGACGTTGACCTACGACTTGATCGCCAAGATTGGTGGTTTTGTTGCTGGCATGACCGAGGCTGAGCGGGTGGCTGACCGTAAAACTCGGGAGATGGAGCGGAAGTCTAAGGCACGTGCGAAAGCAATGAGTGACGCTTGGTCAAAAGCGAGCAAGCTGGTTACCGCAGGTATTGCTGGGATCACTGTTGGTAGCGCCTTCCTAAAGATCATCAATGAGACCAAGCAAGCGGAGCATGAGCAGGCCCAGTTGGCTGCAGTGCTTCGGTCGACAGCCAATTCGGCGGGTTACACCAAAACACAGTTGAACGAGATGGCCAATGCCATGTCTGCGCTGTCTGTTGTGTCGTCAGGGGAGATTAACCAGGCCCAGACAACCTTGCTGGCTTTTACCGGCATTGTTGGCGACGAGTTTCCGCGTGCATTGCAGTCCGCCATTGATATGGCTCAGCGTACGGGGATGTCTGTCGTGTCTGCGGCTGAGACAGTTGGCCGTGCCCTAGATGTTCCGTCCAAAGGCTTGACAGCGTTGAGCCGCCAAGGGTTTCGGTTCACCGAAGAGCAGAAGAAGCTCGCGGAGAAACTGGAGGCCGCAGGCAAGACTGCTGAGGCCCAAGGAATTATCTTGCAGGCCTTGGAGGAGTCCTATGGTGGTGCTGCCAAGGCAGCGCGGGACACCTTCGGCGGCGCCCTGTCTGCATTACAGAACCAAATCAATTCTTTGCTGACTGGCTCAGATGGGAGTTTGGACGAGGCGAATATTGCCATAAATGAATTAACAGATTTGCTTGGTGGCGAGGATGCCAAGCAAGCATTTGCTTCGATCATTGGTTTGGTTTTCGAGCTAACAAGTGCTGTTGCTGAACTTGCAGTTCAGTTTGGATTGGGGTTGCAGTACTCCGATGGTTTCTTTGATGCTCTGAGAAAGTATGGGTTATCAAACCCATTTAAGTCTCATGCTGAGCATGTCGCGAGTATTCGTGACGATATCGTTTCGCTTGAGTCAGCAGGCAAAGACCCGTCGCTTTTGGCTCAGATTGGCGGTGAGCAAGGCAGGCAAGCTGCCCTTCGCGATGCCCGCCAGCGGCTTCAATACTATGAGGCGATGTCGGGTCGTGATCAGGCAAAATCTGATCGGGAGCTGTTTGGCGCATTACGCAATGTGTCGGAAACTGGTGGGCCAGTACCGAGCTTGAATCCAATAACGGTTACTGGCTCCGGAGGCGACAAGAAGCCAAAGAAGCCAGGGTCTACGGTTGATGAGGGACAGCGGTTTATTCAGCAGATGCGTGAACGCATTGCGCTGATTGGCTTGGAGACTGAGCAAGAAAAGTTGCTGGCCAAGGCAGTCATCGGCACCATCAAGTTCAAGAATGAGGGAGACAAGGCCGAGGCCGTGCGCCTGGCGGGCCAGTACGATTCCGCCAAAGCTGCTTACGAACAAAAGAAGGCGGTTGAAGAGTTAACGGTTTCCTACAGCCGCTTGTTGGATGAGCAGGAGCGCAATTATCAGGCTCAGTTGAACTCCATGGGATTGGGTGAGAAGAACCGCCAGTACCTGGCTGAACAGATCCAGATTCAGGACGAGTTCCGAAAGCGTCAAGAGAACCTAGATGATGCTTTGCGCCGTGGTGATGTATCCCGTGAGCGCTACGAGGTAGAGCTGCAGATGTTGGACGAGGCGCAAGGGAGGTCTCTTGCGCTGCTTGACCGGTACAACAGCGAGAAACTGAAGAAAGAGCGGGACTGGCTACTCGGCGCACAGGAAGCCTTGATCAACTACGGTGATGAGGCCGCCAACATCTATGCATCGGTGGCGGACGCTGTAGCAGGTGCCTTCAAAGGTATGGAAGATGCGCTGGTGCAGTTTGTCACTAAAGGGAAGTTGGATTTCGCAAGTCTCGCTGACAGCATTATTGCGGATATGGCCCGAATTGTAATTCAACAGTCAATTACTGGGCCGTTGGCGGGGGCTTTCGGGAACATGATCGGCGGGATGTTTGGTGGCACAGCCCTTGGCGGAACAAGCCTTTCCGGGGCGACATGGGGACCGAAGTATTCGCTCAATACCGCTTCGACCGGACTCACGGGGATCGGTATGCTTCCAGGCCGCGCGTCAGGCGGTCCGGTCGAGGCCGGGAAGATGTACGAGGTCAATGAGCACGGCATCCCTGAGCTGCTGACGGTTGGCGGCAAGCAGCTGCTGATGATGGCGGGGCAGGGCGGGCATGTCACGCCGATGAGTCGGTCTGCGGCAGTTCCGTCGCTACCAAGGATGCCCGCTGCGGCCGCGCTGCCGGAAATTAACGTCAACATCCAAGGAGCCCAGGGCCAGCCGGAGGTCAGCGCCAGGCGCAACCAGAATGGCGGTATTGACCTGGACATCATGTTTAAACAGATCGAGCGTCGCGTTGCAGGCGGTATCGCATCTGGTCAAGGGGCTGTTGGGCAGGCCATAGAACGGCGCTACGCACTGACGCCGAAATTGGGGTAAGAAATGGCAATACCAGTATGGCCCTTGGATGTTCCGCTATTGGACGGATTTCAGCGCCAGCCGAAAGACCCGTTCACTCGCACCGACATGGATGATGGTATGGCTCGGACGCGGCGCAGATTTCGTGTTTTCCCGATCACGATTCCTGTCAGCTTTCTTGTTATGGGAGGCCAGTATGACGAGTACTACGACTTTTGCGTGAATACGCTAAACGGGTACTCGGACTGGTTCATGGTGACGGTCGATGGCCCAGGCGGAATCATGCAAAAGCGGTGTCGGTGGCTTGGAGCGCCAGCAGAGGACCGAATCGGTGGTGGGCATTGGAAAGTGTCTGGCCAACTTGAGACGATGAGCAACTTTTAACGCCGCCTTTGGGCGGCTTTTTTGTGGAGACTGAAATGTTTGGTGGAAATGGAAAAGGTGGCTGGGATGATATTTTCCAACCGGTCCGTAAGCATGGTCTGGGTCCAAGTAAAGGCTAAACAAGGAGATTGAAATGCTGAGACGATTGTACAAGCGGTTTTTGTTGTGGGTCCTGGCACCTGTGTTGGGGCCTGTGACTAAAGCGGTGACTGATCTGCAGGCACAGGCTGGCGCGACAGAATGCCTAATGATGGCTATTCAAGCCTCCACTGCGGACGCCCTCATGGAGGCTCAATCAGCAAACGCTAAGGCGGATGCGTCACTTAGTCGGTAGGCGTTTTGCTGCCTCCACGCGCGCAGCTTCGCCGATCTCACCGATTGTCCACTGCTCAATTGGCTTGTTTCCGCGTGGAACATCAACGTTGAATTCCAGATGCTGATCAACCTTCACGTTAACTCGAAAATGAGTTTGGCTGTGAAGGCTAATATTTTGAACTGAAATGGACATACTTCCTCCGTTAAGTTGCGTGTGTAGGAACTCGTAACATAACACTAGGCCCGCCAGGCACACCACCTCGGCGGGCTTTTCTATTTCTGGCCTCGGTTTCGACCAGGGCTTTTCTGTTGAGCGTTTGAAATGTCGCTTGAGCAAGCATTGAAAGAAGCATACGCCTCGGCACCGACCGACCGCGTGATCTTCAATACGCTGGAAGTACGCCACCCGGCATTCCGGGATGGCTCTGGCTTACCAACGGCCATTCGCGTGGTGATCGGCTACGAGAACATCACCGCAAAACTGGAGGGCGATGCGCCTCTGCATCCTGGTCAGTATGTTGAGTTCATTGCAGGTGCGTTCCGGTTCAAGTTGCCGGGGTTTGAAGAGGGCAAAGTCCCCCAATTGCAGATCACCATCGACGGAGTAAGCCGTGAAGTGGTTGGCCATATTGAAGCGGCAATTGCCGAACGTGAGCCTATCGAAGTTACCTACCGGCCTTATCTGTCCACTGATCTGACTAAGCCGCAGATGGACCCTCCATTGAATATGGTTCTGGCAAAAGTGTCGGTGACAGGGACGTCTGTATCTGGCACTGCTTCGCTGTCCGATGTTCACAATTTTGCCTTCCCGTTTGAAAAGTACATGGCCAGCCGTTTCCCTGGTTTGGTGCGCTAATGATCGCTGATGATGCAAATCGCTATATCGGTCTGGGGTGGCGCTTAGGCGCTCGCGGTCCGGATCAATATGACTGTTGGGGCTTATTGCTGCACTGCCGCACAACTTATTTCGGCGGCGGCATACCAGATGTTGAGTTTGGCGATCCGACCCGCGAGATGTACTCACACAAGATGCGCTCGGGGGAGTGGGAGATTGTCGTGTCACCAGTGCATGGTGATGGCGTCCTGCTGCGAGACGGCAATGACCCTCATGTCGGCCTTTATCTTGATCTTGACGGCGGCGGCGTCTTGCATGCGCTGGAAGGCAAGGGCGTTGTGTTCACGGCCTTGCGTGATCTGAATTTTATGGGCTTTGCTCGTCCTACGTTTTATCGAATCCATGCCTAATATCACTATTTGCAAAAACCCGTTCCGGCCACACCTAGACCGGGTGGAGGTTGTTGCGCGCGCAGGTACGCGCCTGGATACCGTGTTGCGTCGAGAACACCTGATCGCGGGCCGTGGCCGGTCACTTGTGCGCAATCACGCTTTTGTTGTGCAGGTCAATGGCGATTGGCTGACGCAGGATCGCTGGTCGCGCCGATTGAAAGCGGATGACGTTGTCCTTGTTGCCCTGCTGCCTGCTGGTGGCGGTGGCGGCTCCAATCCTCTACAGATTGTGGCGATGGTGGCGCTGGCTGCGGCAGTCATATATACAGGGGGTGCAGCAGCGGCGGCTTATGGGGCTGCAACAGGTGTTGCCGCAGGGACGACCACACTTGGTATGTCTGTTGTCGGCGCCCTGGCGTCTGCGGCTGTAGCCGTGGCGGGCGGTCTGCTGATGTCCGCCATCTTTCCGCCCGCCAAGCCGCCCAGCACCATGGCTCGGGAGCAGGCTAGTCCGACATATACCATCGGCGCCCAAGGTAATACAGCGCGGCTGATGGAGTCAATCCCGGTTCAATATGGTCGGTTTCGGGTGTACCCGGACTTTGCTGCGCAGCCTTACACTGAATTGGACAGCAACCAAACTTACCTGTACCAACTATTTTGCTTGGGTCAGGGTGAGTACGATATTGAGGAAATCCGAGTCGAAGATACGCCTATCGGCAACTTTGCCGAAGTGCAGTATGAGGTGGTGCGGCCTGGGGAAAAGGTGACGCTGTTTCCGGACAATGTAGTTTCTTCGACCGCTGTTCAGAGTATTGAGCTGAAGGGGCCGAACGAAGACGGCGCAGCCACGGTTGGGCCGTTTGTCGCTAATCCCGCTGGAACCACAACAAACCGGATTGCTGTTGATATTGTTCTTCCGGCTGGCTTGTTTTACGCCAACGACGATGCGGGGCTAGATAGTCGGAGTGTGTCGTGGAGCCTTCAGGCTCAACAGATTGACGATCAGGGTAACGCTGTAGGTTCGCCTTTTGTGTTGGGCAATGAGACTTACTCGGCCGCCACAAATACGCCGCAGATGATGACCTATCGGTACGAGGTGCCCGAAGGCCGCTATCAAGTCAGTGCCGTGCGTACGTCGAACAAGGACACTAATAGTCGCTCTGGGAACACGCTGCAATGGGGCGGCTTGCGTGCGTACTTGCCAGATCACCGCGATTATGGAAATTTGACGCTGCTGGCTGTGGTGATGCGCGCCACCAATAACTTGAACCAATCTACCGCTCGGCGCATCAACATTATTGCCACACGAAAGCTGCCAACTTGGGACCCCATTGAGGGCTGGTCGCTTGGGGTGGCCGCCACTCGTAACCCTGCGTGGGCGCTTGCTGACGTTTGCAAGAATCATGAGTATGGTCGCGGTTTGCCTGATAGTCGTATTAACTTGACTGCGTTGTACCGCTTGGCACAGATCTGGGATGGTCGTGGCGACACATATGATGGCGTGTTTGATACCGCGACAACGTTATGGGACGCTCTTACGCGTATAGCTCGCGTGGGTCGAGCTATGCCTATGTATTACGCTGGTGTGATTGACTTTATCCGTAATGAACC